TCAAGGGCACGCCCGACCGTAGCTGTCACGCCAGCAATAAAATTGTTTTGAAAGTAGCGTCTGCAAAGGCTCATTTGTAGACTAATTGGCAATCTGTCAAAAGCTGTTTCATTATTTCCAGCTTCAATTTGAACGTCCGACAATTGAACAGTGCCTTGATAAGAAACCGTTGCTGTTCCATAATCAGCCGCCTTTGTTGCGCCAGTTTCAGTGCTGAAATCAAGCATGGTAAAATCATCGAAATTTGTGCCTAATGTTTTTCCAGAAATTGACGGCATCACACCAGTGAAAGTGAATTTTTGCCAGTCAGTTGTCAGACTGATGTTTTGTGAAAGCGCTGTATTCACAACGGCTGACGGTGAGCCACCAGTTCCAAAAAACTGTCGAACACCAAGCGTGATAATTCCAGCAATTGTGCCTTTTGCCCAAAAACTTAATGTTACTTCTTTACCAGCAAGAGGGATTACGCTCTCAATCCTCTGCCTGAAAACAACGTGCCTGAGTACGCCACCGCCAGTAATGTATCCCGAAAAATAGGCGTGCCGCTCTGGATTGTTTGGCACTTCGGTTTGACCAAGCGCAAAAGGTAATGAACCATGCGCGAAGGAAACTAAAGAACCGCCACCTAGATCGACGGCATGTTGCCATTGGTCAACGCCATATTGCGGATTGACGAAAGCTGTGCCGCGTTGATTTATTAGGAAGTCGCCATTGATAACGTGATTTTTCCTTCCAGCCAGCAAGGTTGAAATAATTGATTGCGACAAACTTGGCAAAATCCTGAATTCATCAGCCGCCAAATTGAATCTTGCCGTGACTAAAGAACCAACTGCAATTGCATCTTGTGCAATCAAGCCGCCAGTTTGATCTTTTAAGCTTTTCACACCAGCGCCAGCGCGGTTCACCGTACAAGGCAAACCAGTTGAATTGTTTGCTGGTAGAAAAACTATTTCATCACCGTCACGGTAATTAGGCGGTGCTTGAATTAAAGAAATTGGCGTTAAAACATAGTTATTTGCCGCGCCTGAATCCGTGAAGAAAGAACCGTTTGCAGCATAGCCAGCAATCGCCTTCCCAACTTGATTCAAATCAAGCCCTGAAAGAGTTATGCCACGCTGTTCAATGATGTTTTGCAATTCCGTTGGCTGTTGATTCCATTCATTCGCTGAAAGTGAATTGCCTGTGTTTTTGTCGTTCAAATCTTGCATGTTTAAATTTCCTCAAAAATGATCAGCACGTTTGCTGGTTTTAATCGTTGAAAAAGGCATTCCATAATTTGAGCGCCTTCATCACCCAAAACAAAAGGGAAAATCATAGGAAAAACATCCCCGCTAACTATAGTGTATTCTATGAAAATGGTAAATCGTGAAAGCGGATCACCTAGCAACGGGAAGGGAAAAGTGACAGGAAAGCCGCCAACAGCTGTGCCAGAAAAAACATTGACTGAAACGCCAAAAATGGCCGCAACAGCTTGAAAATCTTCAGCGGTTTGAACTCCAAGTGAAGCCAGCTTTGCCAGCGCGTCACGCCTTCTTTCTTCAATTGTTCCTGTTCCTGAAAAGCACTGATCAGGGATTCCAAGCGCCTTTTCCCATTCTTCAATCAAAAGCGTTGTTGTTCTGACGCTGTATTCATCTTGATACGATTTCAGCAAGCCTTCTGAATTTTGGAGTTCTTCAGCCAAGCCTTCCAGAAACTTTCTGAAATTTGTTGTTGAAGTTCTTGCTGCTTGAAAAAGGCGGCCTGACGGCATAAAGGCGGCCAAGCTGCTTGCGTGTTGCTTTATGCTATGGCTGACAATCATGGAATTGTCACCGTTCCAAGCGTTGCAATTTCACCAGAAACAACGGCAATGTTTCCAACTGGCGCTGACAAGGTAAATGATTCAATGCGCTGGCCTGAACTGTCAACGGTTTGAAAGATCGCTGAATTATAGGCAACTGAAAGAACGTCTTCACCAACTGAAGTTTTTTCAAGAAAGAACTGAAGCAAGCTTGCCTGAACAGAATCTTTCATTGCCGCTGTATTTGGTGAAATTGAACCAAAAACAAAGTTGACTGGAACTGGATCAGGCGCAAGAACAATGACATCAGCATCAGCGGTGTTTGCTGGCTTTATGGTCAAAATCTGATTTTTTACAGCGGCTATTTCTGGCGCTGTTGGAATTATATTTTCATCATTGTCACGCGTGAAATAAATGGTGACTTGGCCAACTTCAGGCGTGATTTCCTGAACAAAAACCCTTGTAACACCGTTTATTTCTTTTGCTTTTGTAGTAATTTCAGCAACATTGAAATGCGCAACAGGATTTTGAACCCTTTCCAAAAAGCGTGTGCGCAATTGATCATCAGTTTCCTGATCAGTGCCGCCAGCCAGTTCTTCAAAATTGACGTGGGCATCATCATTGACACCCGCCAAAGGTGACTGAAGCGTCAAAACGGCATCAAGCGGCAAATTGACCTGTTGGCCAAAATCAACTGACTGAACAGCAACAAGGCCGCTGGTGAAGCTTGCAAGAAGCGTCCCCGTTGCCGCCATTGCGCCAGAATCAGGAACAGGAAAAGTGAACTTATTTGAATCAGTGACCTGAATTGCAAACGTTCCATTGAATTGCGCTTCATTTGCGCCTGACAAGGTGACTGGCACATTTCCAGCAAGGTTGTGTTCACTTGGCAGAACGGCCGTTGCAACAGCGCCAGCGCGCGTGATACTGGTCACTGAAACTGATTTCGCTGAAATTGATGCCGTTGCCGTGACCTTGAATTCAAGGCCGTCAGAAGTGTTCAAAAGCGTATTGGCTGGAACTGACGCGCCAGCCGTTCCCGTGACAACAATGTGACCAGTTGACCTTGTTGCGGCCAGCCTGACTATTTTGAACCAGCTGGCCTGTTCTTCAAGGCTTTGACCTGTTGAAGTGTTCCAGAAGGTTTGCTTGACCGCTTCACGCAATTGCAAATAAAAATCATAAACCCTGAAAGAAAAGGCGGTGATCAAGGCTGAAAGCCAAGAATTTGGCAAGAACGGGTTTGAAGTTGGCAACGCCCTTTGAACAGCTGTTTTTGAACGCTGAACAATTTGGTTTGCATTGTCTGGAATGTTTAAAGCCATTATAAACGCCCTGTTTTTTGCCATAATTCAAAAAGCCGCTTTTCAACTTTTGAATTTGACCTGACAATTGTGATCTGAACAAATGCGCCATTGTTGTTGAATATGGTTTCGACATCATAGCTGACAACAAATTCACCTTCAACAAGCCAAGCCAAAGCGTTCCTGATCGCTGTTGTGATCCCGTTCAGGGTGTCGCTGTTCAGTCTTGCTTGATACCATAGCCAAAGCTTTGAACCTATTTCAAAGCCTTCAGTGACAGTGTTACCGATCCAGCCGCGCCTCAAATGTGAAGCTGGCATTTCTGAAGCCAGTGCGCGCCTTTCGCAAAATACCGACATCAGCAAAGAAGTGTCAAAAAAGTCTTTGGTTAAAATGTCGCCTTCACTGTCAATTTGAATGTCAAAAATGCCGTCAGTTTCCAGCAATGCAACATCTTGGGTTTCTTTTCTGCTCATGTTGAAATTTTACCTTATATGCTGGTGTTTGTTCCAGCGCTGATGATTGTGCCAGAAACAATGACTGGCGCGTGCGTTCCAAAGGTATTGGCTGGAATAGTGACCTGTACTGAATCGCCAAGCCTTGCAATTGGCTGGCCACCAGCGCCAAGATTTGTCTGAACCGCAACAACATTGACTTTGCTTTTTGTTTCAATGTCAATGTCGCCATTGTTTTTGTAATAGGTGAAACTTTTGGTTTTTGGGTGAAAGAAAATAACTTCACCTTCTTCAAGGTTTTTGATTCTTTCCTTTGCTGAAGTGACCAGCGCGGCAAGGTTCTGATCGTCACCGTTCACTGAAAAACAAACGCCAAGCGCATCTTTGGCAGCGTTTGCGCTCATGCCATAAGGGAAAATAATAAACGCGTCAGCGGTGTTTTCCATGAATGAAACTTGCTGAACTGGAAACTGATCTGAATCACTTCCAGCAAGCGTCACCGTTATAAATTTAATCAATTCTTTTATCATGTCGGCCTTTTTATTCTTGAAGCATCAAAAACGGGAATGCTTGCCGCGCCAACTTTTTCAACTTGCGGTTCTGAAAGCTCCAAAGTGTAGGCATTTGAATCAACAAATGAAAGGTTTGAATTTGAACCGCCTTCAACATCAAAGGTGAATTCAACAGAATTCAACAGCATCTTTGCTGAAATTTCTGCAAATTCATCAGCCACCTGAATCAACTGGTTTGGTGAATAAAGATTGCCAACGCTATTTTCAAAGCCTTCAACAGTGCAAGAATAAATTCTGCCGCGCGCTTTTCTGATGTTGGCTGACCAAATTGCGCGCTTTCTTGCCTGTTCGCTGGAACTGGAATTTTCTGCCTTGATCACAAGCTGGCGGCTTTGCCTCACGTTCTTGTCAACTGTCTGGCCTGACTGTTGCGTGACTTCTTGCGCTGGCGTTTCGCCAGCATAGTTCAAGGCAACTGGATTCAACTGGCTTTTGACAATGTATTTGCCAAATCTTTGCGTCAGATCATAGCTGACTGAAGCTGAAAGAATGTTGTTTGTGTCTGAATCAATAAGGTTCTGAACTGAAGCGCCTGAATCAATACCTGAACCATTTGTGATTTCAACGTTTCCAGCGGAACGCGTCAAAAGAACCTGACGTTTTCTGGCAAGCTGTTCACAAAATTCAAAGGCATTCTGGCCAACTGAACCAGAAAGCTTTTCTTCAGCCTTGCTGAAATTTTGAACGCCAGCGCTGTCAATGACATCAATGGCAGTTGCGCCAATATCTGAAAGAACTTTTTTGATTGCCTGTTTCAGTGAAATTGGCGGTGAAAGCTTTATTCCGTTGATCGTTGAATCAATTAAATCAGCTGTTTTGTCACGCCCTGAAACATTTATTGAATGCGCCTGATCTGAATAAGAATAATCCAGTTTTTCAATAAACCCGTCAATGACCGCCTGACCGTTCACAAGTATTTTGCAAGCGTCACCGTTTTCAAAAGGCAAGCGCTGGCCTTCAGTTGAAACAGCGGTGAAAAGAAAAGAACCTGAAATTTCATCAAGTGCAATTTTCACCGTTGCTGAAGTGAAGTTTTCAAACGCAAGGCCATTGACTGAAATTGAAATGGTCATGGTGAAAGAATGCTGACGTTTCCAGCAAAAAAGGAAACATTTTGTTCAGGGTTCAGTTCAATGATTTCTTGTTGAAGATCAAGACTTCCATAATACTGAAAGGCAAGCACTGGCGCTGGCATTTCTTCAGTTTTTATTTCAATTATTCTGCTTGTTGTCAATTTGATTTCATCAAAAAGCGTTTGCGTTGCGTCACGCAAATCTTGAATTGCCAAAAGTGATGTTTGGTCAATGTCAACATTTTCAGCAAGCATGTCAGCATTTGCGGCAATGCAATCATTGTTTTTGACTATTTTCTGAAATTGAATTTCAAGATTTCTGGCAACTTCATCAATTTCATTCACATTTGAATA